TTGAACCAGCACCTGTTCCAGATGCTCTTTTAACTAAACTACCAATTTCTTCCTCAGTAATACCTTCAATAGTAACTGTTCCAACTGGTGTTACTGGAGGAGTTGTAGGTGGAGGTGGAGTTGGAGTTACTGTTCCTGCAGGTGGTAATGGTTCTACCATTCCTGCACCCATCGTAGGCTCTACTTTAGTAGCAACTTGAGTTGGAGTTGTAAGTCTTTGAGCACCTTGTTTTACTGCTGATACAACTGGAGGAACTGCTCGTTGAATTATTTGTCCTAATGGCCCAGTAGCTCCTGCAAGAGCTATTTCTTTTACTTCTTGCATACCAGTACCACCACCAGTCATTGCTTGAGTTGCCTCGATGGCTGCTTGAGTAGCTGCACCACCTGCTATAGCACCTGGTATTGTGGTTGCTCGACCTGCTGGAGTAAATGCTAATAATCCACCAAGTGCTCTTGGAATATCTCCCACAGAAAAGCCTGGTGGTATTGCATATTCTTTTGCATCAATAGAAGATTTTAAAATGTAATTACCCTTTTCATCTTGACGAACTGCAACATTAGGATAATTGCTTTGTAAAATCTGTACTGTTTCTTTTGGATTACTTAAAAGCGTTCCTAGAGCAGTTTTAAACGAGGCTACACTCATCGAACCAAGTTCTGGCATAGATGTCCATTCAGGCAAAGTCTGTGTCTCAGGAGTGGCTCTTTGCGTTCCTGTGACTTGTTCAACTATACCTTCAAAGAACCCCATCTCTGGCTTTGGTGCAGGTTGTGCAGGAGCAGTACCAGCTTTAGCTTCTAATTCAGCTAATCTTCGTAATGCTTCTAAATCTTCTCGTTCACCCATATTTATCTCGTAGTCTGAGTAGGAAAGCGTTTTCTTAATGCTTCAAGTTCAGCACGTTCTTGAGGAGTTAAATTTCCAGCAGATGCTGGTGGTGTAGCAGTAGGCTCTGGCCCGAATACATTATCAGGATTTAACTTGTAGTTCTTAACCACAACCCCTAAAGCCTTCTTGTCTTCTCCAGCTTTCTTTTGTGCAGCATCATGATACTGTTTTGCTAAAGCTACATATTCTCCACGTTGTTTAGAATCTAATGCAAATAAATGACCACTTTGTAATTTTTGTGAATTGTTTAATAACTTTTGATACAAGCCACCGGTATCTCTAGCAGTTGCAAATTCAGTCTCACGCACAACAGAACCAGGGTCGAGCATTTTCATAAAACCAGTAATCAAAGCAATATCACCAGGGCCATTTTTTGCATTTGCTGATGCTTCTAAATTAGATAAAATAGTGCTAACTTCGCCATAAGATTTTGTTCTTGCAGTATATTCTTTTCGTAATTTTTCTTCTTGTTCAAAGTTTTTAGCTGGATCAACTCCTCCAGATGCCTGCAAAGCTGCTAATTCAAGTGCTGCTTTTTTTACTTCAATACTTAATTTAGAAGTGTCTACTAATGCTTTATTTTTTTGTGCGTTTGTTAATCCAAGTTCAGCAGCCATCTTTTCTAGTCCTGCTAAAGCATTTTCATTTGCATATTTAGCTTTAATTTCTTCTTGTACTCGCTGTGCTTTTTGTACTGCTAATTCAGCATCAGCCATCTCTGTTGCATTTGTTGCTTTTGCTTGTTGTATTTTTGCTTTAGCAACAGCATCATCAGCATCTGCTATTTCTTTACTTAATTTTGAAGGTGCTGCTTCGGCTGTTGTTCGTGCATTTACTATTTTTGTAAAACGATCAGGATCAGTATTAGACAAGGCAAAATTTAGTGTAGCTTGTGCAGCTTTAGTATTGCCATCTTCTAAAAATTTAGCTGCTTGTCCATAAAGTCCTAGTGGTTCTTTGGAGTTTGTTTTCGCTGTAACAATTTCTTGAAGAAGTTTACTAGCAACTTCTGTATTTTTGTTTTCCAAAGCGTTTGAAATTCCCAATACTTGAGTAAATTCATTTTTTATTCTTTCCTCTCCAAATTGTTTTCTAGCACCTTCAATGGCTGAAACCATAGCTGGGCTTTTACCATGTTTAGCTAATAAATTAGCAAATTTCTGTTGTGATGGATCATTAATTGTTTCTGTAAAGTCAGTTACATATTGTTTCTGTTGATCTTCTAATAGATTACGAGCTTGTCTTTGTTGGAGTGCTTCTCCAAGTCCAGAAAATTGTTCACTAAGATTAATTTGTGAACCCATGTAATTGATTGGAGGTTGTAAAGGATTAATAGCCATATCTTTTCCTTAAAATTTAAATCCTGATGCAACTTTAGCAATACCAAGAATATCTCCAAATGCTTGACGATTGACATTTCCTGCAGCCAACTGACCACCAGCTATTGCTGCACCTTGTTGTGCTAATAGATTAGCAATATTTGTAGCTGATCGCTCACCAGAAGCAGCTTGACTAGTTAATAAATTACTAATATTTGTAGCAGAACTTGTACCACCTGCAGCTTGACCTGCAGCAGCAGCTTGACCTAATCGTGATAAGAATTCTGTTGCACCTTGACCAGAAGTTGCTAAATTTTGTGCAGCAGCTCCACCCAATGCAGACAAACCACCCAATCTACCATATTGTTGTTCTATTGCTTGTTGTAATAAAGCCGGTCTAAATTGCCCTAAAGCAGCTTGAACATTACCACCTCTTAAACCACCAGTAGCAGATGCTCTTTGTAATATTGCTTCTTCACCAGCTTGTGCTTGTGCTTGATAACCTGCATCTTGTTCAATACCAGCAATGGCTTGTCTTTGTCTCTCAGGGCCAAGTAAGCCAGCGATTGCTTGTTGTTGTTCCAATGCAGGAGCTCCAGCAGCAGCATATCTTTCTAAAATAGGCACAGCACCAAGACCTGCAGTTTGATATGTTCCAAAGCCACCTATTGCTGGTAATCCTACTTGAGCATAAGGTGACATCAGTCCAACTAATTTATTAAAAGCCTCTCTTTGTTCTATTACACCTTTTTCAGCTAAACCAACACCAATATCAAACTGTCTACGCTGTTCTGCTATTCCTAATTCAGATGTTCCAGCTTGCGTAGCTGCTGCTCTTTCTGCAGCTTGACCTGCCTGTTTAGCACCTGTAATACTTCCAAATACATCACCAATAAAATCACCGACAAAACTCATGCTGGCCTCCATTCTTCTCTTGTAATACCGAGAATGTAAACATCTTTTAACACTCCATTTTGCATACAAGCGTTTCTTCTACAGCCTTCATATTTCATGCCTAGTTTTAAACCATAATTTTTAGCAGTTTCTAAGCCTTGAATAATATAAGCCGTTACTCTTGCTATTGGATTAGCAGTAAATGCCCAATCTAAAAAGGATTTACCCAATGCTCTTGAGTAAGGTAATGATGTCTTTTTAAGAAAAGAATGCCATTCAATTTCTAAGGCAGAAAACTTAATAGCCATGAATGCACCAGCAAATGTATTGCCAACCCATGCTGACAAATAAGTTACATTTGGATGATTAATTGGTGCAGATGCTCGATGGTCATGCCCTACTTTTGTAATATAGGGATCAGAATAAACATCTGACAAATGTTCTTGAGTGATTCCTACAGTAACCGTTGGCATATAAACTCCGTATTCAGAGTAAGCTGCTGGTGGCTTTGGATTCTCAGCGATTTAATTATAGCATTAATCTTCATATTCTTCATCTTCCCAAGCCTGACAAACTCGCATATCGTTACAGATAAAGTTAAGTTTTTCACAATGCCCACGATAACCATATCCAGTATCATAGCCAGCCATAGGGATTCTTTCAATTTTTACCTGTGTCATAAAAGAATTATCATAATAGCCACAGTTTGAGCAATGCTTCCTTCTAGCATCTTTAGCATCACATTGCATAGCATTTGCCAATGACTCATAAAAATCAGGATTAGACTTAGGTTCATTACTAGGTTCTTCTGGCCCATAATGCCAATCTTTAACTGCAACTAAAAAATTCTCATTATTCTCAGCCTTAGTTAAGAATTCTTCCTCTGTTGGAAGTCCATTGAATCCCCTAGGGATAACCATAAATTCCTTCATAACTTCTCCTTATGTTATTTCTCGCCCAGAGGCACGAATCGTTAAACTGGTTGCTGCACTTGCTAAAGTAGATATAAAACTACTAGGTTCTAAAGCCTGACCAACTAACTCAGGACAAGTATAAGTCTCATCAGGTGCAATACTTCGAGCATCAATAATTAGATTAGCAGCACCGGCACTTGTACTGACTGTACACAAGTTTGCACTAAAAGTTACATTTCCACTAGTGGTATTTGTGACTGTAAATTTATCAATAATCGCTTTGCAATTAGTCGCAGTATATTGCGTAGTTTGCGTACCTTCTGCTTGTTTTGGTGGTATTAATACCTTAATCGTAACTGCCATAATATCTCCTTAAATAGCTTCTGCTCCACTAGCGATGATTGTTAAACCTGTTGATGTAGCTTGTATCTGTATAGTATCTCCAGCGTTCAAGACCTCAATTCCATTATATTGTAAGGCATTTGCAGTCGGTACTGGCACATCATATAAAAACGCATTCGTTGTACCTGCACTTCCTAAATTTGGTACTAAAAACACTCGAACTGGAATATCTGCACCAGTTGTATTAGCAATACTGAACTCTTTTAAAAGTGTACGAGTACTTGCTGGAACTGTATAGAGTGTAGTCACTCCAGTAGTGATTGCAGCCTGTCCTAGTTTGGTAGGGGTTATTACATCGAAAGCCATGTTAGTACCGTATTAGACCTTACTCGTTGGGTTTGATTCGCATAAGGCAAAATGCCTACAACATCGTGTTCTAATTCAATATTATTACGAATTGGTGCTAAAGCTAATAATTCTAAAGACTGTGCCAATCGTGGTATTGCATCTAAACT